GGATCAGCGTTCCGGACGGGATGGGCGGCAAGTCGTACCGCGTCTGGGGTGAGATTCCGCGGTGGCCGGCGTCGTGGGATCCGACGGGGTCGGACGTGTGGGTCGACGTGAGCGTGAACGGGCCCTTGCAGAGGTTGGCGCAGGGCCCGGCCCCGGAACGGTCGGTGATCTACAACGCGGTCACGGACCCGCTGCCGTCCAGCGTGGTCGCGTACTGGCCGTGTGAGGACCCGCCGGATTCGACGAAGATTGCGTCCGCGCTTGTCAGCGGCTCCCCGATGACGATCTCCGGAACCCCGACCCTGTCGAGCTACACAGGGTTCGGCGCATCAGATCCGCTGCCCGACCTCACGTCCAGCACGCTGTCCGGCGGGGTGGTGGCCTACGACGAGCCGACCGCGACGCAGGTCCGCTTCCTGTGTTTCATCCCGGCTGCCGGGCTGTCGGACGGCAAGACGATCTGCGCAATCGACCAGGTCGACTACTCTCCCGGCGCCAACCAGTTCTGGGAGCTGTACTACAGCGCCACCTCCAAGAGCCTGACCCTGCGCATGTGCGCGGACGACGGAGCCAACCTCGGCGTCGACCTCGTCCACACCCTCGATGTCCGCGGCCGCCAGATGTACGTCAGTGTCGAGTTCGCGGAGAACGGTGCGAGCCTCAACCGAGCGATCCGCATCACCGACGTCACCACGGGGACGGTGTACAGCGTCTCCGATGTCGCTGCCGCGGCGGTCTCTCGAGTCACCCAGGTCCAGTTCGGGGTGGCCAGCCGTAGCGTGGTCGGCCCGTTCGGCACGGCGAACCTGCCAGGAGTCGCGATCGGGCACGTCACGGTGGAGAACGCGGTCACCGCCACGAACGTCCTCGGCGTGCGCCTCAACCCGATCGGCGAGGCTGCGGGCCGGCGGATTCAGCGACTGTGCGGCGAGGAGGGCATTCCGTTCGACTGGGTGGGCGACCTTGACGACACCGTGGACATGGGGGCGCAAGGTAAGCAGAATCCGCTGACCCTGATGCAGGAGGCCGTGCTCGCCGACGACGGCCTGCTCTTCGAGAACTTGGCGGTGCTCGGCCTCGGCTACCGGACCCGGGCCAGCCTCTACAACCAGGATCCTGCGCTGATCCTGTCGTACACGGGCTTCAACTTGGCCGAGATCCCGACCCCGGTGGAGGACGACAGGTACCTCGCCAACCGCGTCACCGTGTCGGTGAACGGGGTCACCGCGACTTACGAGGAGACAGCCGGACCGCTGTCGACGGCGCCCCCACCAACCGGGGTCGGAGTCTATGGGTCGAACGCGGAATCGGCGCTCGCCCTCAACTTGGCCACTTCGGACACGCCGACATTGCTGGACCAGGCGGCGTGGCGCGTTCACTTGGGCACCGTGGACGAGGCCAGGTACCCGCAGATCAGCGTCAACTTGGCCCACCCGAGCATTACCCCGGAGATGCGGCGGGCGATTCTCGGCCTGCGGATGGGCGACCGGGTGCAGGTCATCAACCCGCCGGCGTGGCTGGGTGGGGACACGATCGACCAACTCGTCCTCGGGTTCGAGGAGTCCATCACCCATTTCCAGCACCGGATCACGTTCACCTGTGCTCCCGCGAGCCCGTACAACATGATCGGCTACCTCGACACCACGACAGCCCGGATCGACACAGACGGCAGCCAGCTCGCCGCTGACCTCGACTCGACCACGACCAGCGTCACCGTGGCCACCACCTCGGGCCCGGGCTGGGTCCAGTCCGGGCAGCTCAATACGAACCGCTCCTTCGAAACCGACCTCAACAACTGGACCGCGTCCGGTGCCACGCTCGCCCGCGTGCCCACCCCTGGAACCCCGCCGTTCGGCGGCCAGTGGTCAATGCAGATCACCCCAGACGGCGTCGCGCAGTTCCCGAACGCGGGCTCCGAGCAGATCGCGGTGACCGCGGGCCAGCAGTACGTGCTGTCCGGGTGGCTGCTGTGCACGGTGTCCCGCAACGTTGACCTGAACATCAACTGGTTCGACGGAGCTCACGCGTACCTGTCGACCACGGCCAACGACCAGCAGGTCACGGCGAACACGTGGACGTATTTCCAGCAGACGGTGACGCCTCCCGGGGGCGCCGTATACGCGAACTTGTCGCCGACCGTGCCGAGTTTCCCGCCGTCCTCAAATGTTCTCTACGCCGACGAGATCATTTTCCGCAGCGCGGGCGACACCACCAACGACGACTTTCCCTTCGACATCCGTGTGGGCGGCGAGGTGATGCGGGCGGGCGCCATCACGCCCGCGGTGCTGGACACGTTCACCCGCACCGTGGCGAACGGCTGGGGAACATCAGACACCGGCCATGCGTGGACAGTGGTGGGCACGGCCTCCGAATTCTCGACCTCCGGCACCCAGGGCGCACACTCGGTCGCCTCGGTGAACGCCTCCCGCTACAGCGTGCTGACGCCGCCGGTGACGGCCGACGTCGATCTGCGGGTGGACGTGGCCACCAGTGCTCTTGCCGTGGGCGGCCCGCAGTACGCGCATGTGGTGGCCCGATACACGGATGCCAATAACCTGTATGCAGCCCGGGTCTCTTTCAACACCAGCCAGACGCTGCAACTCACGCTGCAAAAGCGGGTCGGCGGAACGCAGACCGATCTCGCCACGGTGTCGATCCCAGGAACCCACGCGGCCAACACGCTGTTCACCCTGCGGCTCCAAGTGCAGGGGGCGACGTTGCGGGCGAAGGCGTGGCCGGTCGGGAGTGTCGAGCTGGATTGGCAGGCGACCGTCACGGATTCCTCTCTTACGGGCGCCGGGCAGGTGGGTGTGCGGTCGACGCTGGACGGCACGAACACGAATACGCTGCCCGTCGCCTATTCGTACGACAATTTCCAGGTTTTGAACCCGCAGAATTTCACGGTGACCCGCTCCGTAAACGGCGTCGTAAAAGCCCATTCCGCTGGCGAAGACGTCCGTCTCGCCTATCCGACGATCCTCGCCGAGTAAGGAGGCTGTCATGCCCGAGGCCTATCCCACCCCGCTTGCCGGGCAGCGGCTCACCGCAGCCCTGTTGCGGTCGATGCAGCCCCAGGTCGCCCGCAAGACCGCCGACACCCCGCGTGCCTCGACGACCACGGCCACACTGGACCCGCACATCCAATTCCCTGCGGTAGCGGGCGCGGTGTACGCGTGGAACGGCTGGGTGAAATTCGACGCGGACCTCACCGCGGACATCGTCCTCGGTTTCACCGCGCCGTCCGGGTCGCTCGGTGCATGGGTCGGATCCGGTGCCGGTACCACCATCATTTCCGGAACGGGTGCCGGCGGCACCCAGCAGAACTCCGGGTCGACGTGGGGTTACACCGTTCGCACCGAGTGGACCGACCTCTCAAATACGCGCACGTATGGCGGGCTTGGTGCAGGGAATGCGCTGACGGTTCTTCTTTCGGGGATGTTTCGTATCGGTTCCACGGGCGGTACGTGGGGCATGGTGTGGGCTCAGAGTGTGTCGAGTGCTACCGCTACTACTGTTTTCACGGACAGCTTTATTTCTTCTCAGCGCATTGCCTGAAGGGGCCTTTCTGATATGGCAAGTTATGTGATCACGGGACGCAACAAGTCGGGCGAGCCGGTGCTGTCGGTGACCATCGACGCAATAAGCCAGGAGCCGCCTGTCGTTGATGAGGTCGACGTCGTGAACGCCACCCGTGCGTTCATTGCTGGGACGGTTGGGGTGTTCTCGGTGGTGGCGCAGAAGTACGAGCAGGTCATCACTGTCGTCTAGCGCACTGGTTTCTCAGGAGATCCACACCGTGACCACTCGGCCAGATTGGCGAGACGAACCGTATCGTCTCCTATAGCGAGCAGGAACCCGCCGTCCGAGGAGCACCATGACGATCCGCCACATCACCGAGCAGCACGACCAGCCGTTCCGGCTCGGCCGACACGTGGAGCACGACGCGCGCTCCCTGGCCTACGCACACGGCGTCCTGCCCGAGTCGGCGATCAAGACCGTCGAGTGGCAGCGGCGGACCCCGATCCTCGATCAGGGGCAACTCGGCTCGTGCACGGGCAACGCCGGTACTGGCCTGCTGGGCACGGACTCTGCCGGCCGGACCGGGTGGACCTCGGTCACCATCACACCGGCCGCGGCCGCCGCGTCGCACGGCGCGTTCACGGAGGGGGTTCACCCGCTGGACGAGGCGTTCGCAATTTCGCTGTACGCGCTGGCCACCGTCCTCGACGGGGTGTCCGGCACGTATCCGCCGGACGACACGGGTTCCTCGGGGATCGGTGTGGCGAAGGCCCTGAAGGCGCTGGGGCTGGCGACCTCGTACACGCACGCGTTCTCGATGGCCGCGCTCAACTCGGCGCTCCAGTCCGGGCCGGTGATGATCGGGATCGAGTGGCTGAACTCGATGTTCGACACGGCCACCGACGGGCGGATCCTCGTGGACCGGTCGTCGGGTGTCGCGGGCGGCCACGAGATCGAACTCAACCGGTACGACGCGGCGGCGGGCGAGTACTGGATCACCAACTCGTGGGGCACCGGCTGGGGCGCGAAGGGCTGCGGCTACTTCGCCACGGCGGATCTGGCGTGGCTCCTGTCGCAGCAGGGCGACGTCACCGTCCCCGCGTGGGCGACCGCTCCCACCCCGGCGCCCGTGGTCACGGTCGCCCAACTCGGCGCCGACATCCGCGCCCTGCTCACCAAGAACGGAGTCTGACCATGCCTGAACTGTGGATGCCTGGGGCGATACGCACGGACGTCGGCGGCCACGCCGCATGCGACACGCAGTACCCCGCGAAGGCCATCGGGCACATCACCTGGGACCGCAACGCGACCGCAGCAAAGCCGCAGGATCTCGTCCCCTTCGCCAACCTCAAGAGCTACTTCACCGGTGGCGGCGTCGGGATGGCCCCGCACATCCTGTGGAACCCGTTCTCGGGCGGGTTCGCACAGTTCTACCCGGCCAACTCCCGGTCGAAGAGCGTGGTCGACGTGGCCGGCGGGACGCGAACGAACCGCGCGGGAAAGGTCGTGATCCAGGTCGAAGCGCTGTTCTTCCCGTACTGCCGGGTCGACGGCAAGGTCTACGCGACGCTGGCCGACACCCCGTGCAAGGGGTGGCAGCAGCTACAGGACTGGGTCACCTCGTGGGGCGTCCCGCAGGCGTGGCCCATGGGGCACCCGACGGACTTCTCCCCGCACCGCAATGAGCACGTGTGGGAGACCGAAGGCGGCTGGTACGGGCACAGCCAAGTCCCCGAGAACAGCCACGTCGACCCGGGCTCCTGGCCCGCGTTCATCGCCCCGTCGAAGCCCGCACAGAAGCCGACGGACGAGCCGTTCCCCGGGACGTCGTTCTTCAAGGCCGGCCACCGGTCCCCGATCGTTGCGGCGATGCACCGGAGGCTCGTCGCGGTCGGCTGCAACCACTACGCGTCGTCCGCGAACGCCGATACCTGGGGCCCTGGTGACGAGCGCTCCTACGCGGCATGGCAGCGGAAGCTCAGCTACACCGGCTCGGCCGCCGATGGCGTCCCCGGCCCGTCGAGCTGGGCCAAGCTCCACGTCCCGAACGTCTGATCCCCTTCACCGAACTGGAGTCTCATCATGAACGTCAACCTCGACAAGGCGTACTGGCTCGGCCTGCTCGTCTCCGTCGTCCTCCCGGTCCTCGTCGGCCTGGTCACGACGAGAGTCACCAACGCGGGCATAAAGGCCGTGCTCCTCCTCGCGCTCAGCACGGCGACCGGGTTCGTCACGGAGTACGCGGGCTCGCACGACGCGGGATACAGCGTGGGCACCGCCGCGGTGCTCGCCCTCGTCAGCTTCGCGACAGGCGTCCTCAGCCACTTCGGGTTCTGGAAGCCGGTCGGCGTCTCTGGCCGGGCGCAGGACTCGTTCGTCAAGGCAGCCTGACCGCATCCGTCTAGGAGGCCTGATTGGACGGCACCACCCTCGGCGCGGTCCTGGCGGCTGTCGCCGGCCTCGTCGGGTCGGGGGTGGTGTACGTCGGCAAGCGCGGCGAGAACGGCGTCACCCGGTTCAACTCGGTGACGGACCAACTTCAGGAAGAACTGACGGCGAAGCGCACCGAGCTGGCGGCCGCTCAGACTGAACTGTCCCGGCTGAACCAGCAGCGTCATGACGACTTGATCGAGATCACCCGGCTTCAGATAGAGATCATTCGACTCGGAGGAAACCCGCCCCCATGACCCGAACTGAGCGCACGATTGTTCTGCATTGGCGCGGCATCGCCACGGCGTGCGCGATCGTCGCTCTGTTCGGGATCTCGTGGGCGTTGTGGCACCGCATTGACACCTCGGACCGCAACTATGCGGCGGCCACGGCCGAGGCGAACCGCCGCGGTGACGCGGTGTCCACGCTCGCTGGGGATGTGCGGGCGCTGCGGGCGCAGGTCAAGGCGAGGGGCGGGACTCCGGTGGCTCCGGACCCGAGCAAAGCCGTGCCCAGTCTGTCGGCACGGGCGGAGGTCCCGGTGCCGATCCCTGGGCCGCCTGGTCCGGCCGGGAGCCCGGGCCCGTCCGGTTCCCCGGGGAAGGCCGGTGCGACGGGCAGCTCGGGCGCGAGCGGTGCGCCCGGGGCGGCCGGCCCGACCGGGCCCACTGGACCCCAGGGCGAGCAGGGTCCTGCCGGGCCTGCTGGTCCTGCGGGACAGGACGGCGCGGACGGCCGTGATGGGCAGGATGGGCAGACCTGCCCGGACGGGTACAGCCTCCAGCCTCCCGCTGGCGACCCTGACGCGCTGGTGTGCCGCCGCGACGGCGCTCCTGATCCGAGCAGCAGCGACACCCCGCCCCCGCTTGCCGCAGGCCTCGACCCGCGCCGCAAGTACCTGTGAAACAGCCCCCGGGCACCACCCCGGGGGCATCGCTGTACGGACCGGCCACGGTGCAACGTCAGCACCCCGACGGTAGCGGAGGGGCGCCGGGTTTTCTCCCCACGGCTGGGGAGTTCGGCGAAGGTCTACGCGGCTTCGACGACCTCGGCCCGGACCGCGGCCGCCCACTCCACCAACAACGCCTCGTACGCCTCGCGTTCCTCCGCGGTGAGCTGCGTCCCCGCACGCGGCCACAAGGCGCGGATGTCCTCATTCACGACCGCAGCAGGCCGCACAGCGCCGCTAGGCAGAGGAGTGGGGGACATGAGACAAGCCTACGGGCCCCCACCGACACAGGCACGCCCCCTGAACAGGCCCGGGACCCGTACAGGGGGCGCAACCGCCATATCCCCCACGCGGAGGGGGAGTAGCGTTCTGAGTGTCTAGGTCAGAACGGAGTCCAGTATGCCCGAGCACACCGACACCGCACCCCCTACCTTTGGCCAGCGCGTCCAACACGCCCGCCTGCGCACCGGGAAAACCCGCGCCGTCGTCGCAGGCCTCATGGACCAGTCCGCCGAGTGGGTCAAAGCCATCGAGACAGGCCGCATCGGAATGCCCCGCCTCCCCAAACTGCTGCGCCTCGCGCACGTCCTCGGCATCGAAGACCTCGCCGAACTCACCGGCGAAGAACGCCTCGCAGCCGCCACCTACACGAAAGCGGAGCACGGCGCCCTGCCGACCGTGAAGCGTGCTCTCACCACCTACCAGCTCGCCCCCGACGACCGCGAACCGGAATCCGCGGAGATCCTCGCCGCCCGACTGCGGACCGCATGGCGTCTGTGGCACGACAGCGACCCCCGCACCAACCACGGGACGACGGTGGAGGGGAACCGCACCCGCATCGTCGGCTTGCTGCCTAGCCTCCTCGCCGACACCCAGCACGCGGCTCGCGCCCTTGAAGGGGCGGAGCGCCGGCGGGCGCTGGTCTCGCTCGCGGAGACCTACCACCTCGCTCAACTGTTCCTCTCCTTCCAGCCCGCGCCGGATCTCGTCGTGCTCACCGGGGACCGGGCCATGACGGCTGCGCAGGACGCGGACAGCCCTCGCGCGATCGCGGCCGCCGCCTGGTACATGAACCACGTCCACCGGGACGCAGGCGAGGCCGCGGAGGCGCGCGTCGACCTCGCCGAGCAGGCCGCATCCCTGTTGCAGGACAGAGAGGACCCGGAGCACATTGCCCGCCGCGGACTGCTGTATCTCGCGGTGGCCCTGTCGTACGCGAAGACGGGCCAGCAGGGCGATGCGTGGCGGTACTGGGACAAGGCCGACGAGGCTGCCCGGCAGCTCGGTGACGACTACGCGCACCCGTGGCTGATGTTCGGGCGGGGCATCGTCAACGGGTACGCGATCACCATGCACAACGACTTGATGCAGCCGGCGAAGGCGCTGGAGGTCGCGGAGGCCCTGGATTTGGACCGGATCCCGTCGGCGACGCGCCGCTCGTACCACTTGATCGAGTCGGCCCGGGCGCACGGGATGCTCGGGGAGGGCACGGCCGCGGTGTCGCTGCTGGGGAAGGCGTTCCGCGAGTCCCCGGAGACGATCCAGTACAACCTGCACACCCGGTCGGTGTTGCCGGAGCTGGTGAAGTCGGGGCCGCGGATGGTCCGGGATGACGCGTTGGGGCTGGCGCGGGAACTCGGTGTGCCCGTGTGATCACGTAGGGGGTAGGAACTGTACCCGTGGCCGAGGGGGTAGGAGGTATACCCCCTCGGCTTCTCGCTGCGCTTTACGGTCCCGGATGTGAGACGGATCACCGTGACCGTGGAGGCCAGCCGATGAAGCAGCAGACGACACCCGAAGAGCGCCCCGTCACGCTGCCCGATCCGACGCGGCCGCCGAAGCCTGCGGTGGGGTGCGACGTGTGCGCGGCCCTGGACCGGCAGCGCACGACAGCCGAGGGTCGGGGCGACATCCGGCAGGCCACGACGTGCGAGCAGGAGATGCGCAGCCACCCCGCCCACGGGAACCGTACGGCCACCGCACGACGATGACCCGCCGCAAACTCCCGCCCGCCCGGGATCTCACGCGCGCACAGCACGACGGGCACGCCTGCGTCTGGTGCGGCAGCCCGCTGTGGAAACGCGCGAAGAGCGCGGGGATAGCCCGCGGATCGTTGGGCGTCCACGTCCTCGATGTCGAGGTGTTCGCCTGCGCTCCCCGCTGCCGACGAAAACGTCCTGCTGCCGGGACGGCCCCACGGCCGGCTGTGGGATGAGGACGACCACCTATCGGTGAGGGGGTGGCCGTCATGACCCGCCGCAGTGCTCCCCCCGGGCCTGCGGCGGGTCACCTCACGAGTTCGGCGAGCGGGACGTCTAAGGCGTCGGCGATGAGGAGCAGGTCTTCCAGGTCGGGGATGCGCAGTGCGTACTCCCAGCGGTGGATCGTCCTGTGGTCCCGTCCGACGAGTTCGCCGAGCTGAACCTGGGTGAAGTTCGCGTTCAGGCGGGCGTCTCGGATGCGTGCCCCGATCTCCCGGCGGCGGGCGTGTACCCAGTCGGGCATGGGGTCAAGTGGCACTCGCCCCACGCTGTAACGATCATGGCCTGTTGTCTTTGCCCAGCCAGGCAAATTTAATGATCTTGCCGTGGGGGAACCCGTAAACAGCCACGATCCCGCGCACAGCGCACGAACGTGGCAACAGAGCGGTCGGATAGGCGTACGCGTCTCCGCTCCATCCGGCCGTTAGACGCTAAGACTCAGTCAAAGCGTCCCGCCCCGCAGGCGTCTGCCCGCGGGGCGGTTTACGTTGTACGCCAGAAGGCCCCCACCGACAATCCCGGTGGGGGCCTTCTGCCCGTGGTGCTGGCCTCCCCGCCGGGCAACCACAGGATCACGAGAGGCGCGTCTCAGGCGCGCGTGGGGGAGACGGCCTGCCCCTCTCGTGCGCCCCACTCTACGTGCTAGTTGAACGTTTGAGAGACCCCCATATGGGTGATCCGACCGCAATAGATCTGTGGGGTTGTGGACTCGATGTGGATTCTCATCACGCAACCGGCCCCCCGGAGATCACTCCGGGGGGCCGGTTCAGGTCGCTGACCTGCTACTTATCCTGGTGGGCGCGGACGGTTTCGAACCGCCGACATCCGCCTTGTAAGGGCTTCGTTCCCGCAGGTCAGACCCGCCGAGACTCGCCGAGACTCGCCGAGACTCATTCTCTCTAACTCGGGCCCCCTAATCACGGATTCACCGAGTCTCGCCGAGCGGCCCCGAGGGGGCGTTGTGGACTCCTTGTGGACTCCACCCCGAAAACCTCACTCAACCGCCCGGAGTCCACTACCCGCCTCCCCCGACAGCGCAGCCCGCACGTTCTCCCGCGCACCCTCGCTCTCGTGCGTGTAAATCCACGTCACCTTCCCGCCCCGCTTCTGCCCGAGGAACGCCTGCGTGTCCCGCTCCGACACACCCTTCAAGTGCAGACGGCTCGTCACGTCATGCCGGTACTCGTACGGACGCGGCCACCACTCCGGCCGCCCCGTCTCCGGGTTCTCCACCATCCGCGCCACACCGGCCTGGATGCAGGCTCGACGCCACGGCCTGCGAATGTTGTTGACGTTCAGCGCGGCGCCCCGCGGCCCCCGGAAGATCAGTTCCTCCGTATGCAGATCGAAGCCGTCCCCGACCTTCGAACGGGTCGCCTTCGGCTGCCACTTCGCGAGCATCCACTGCACCGCCTCCCACGCCGTGGGCGTGAGTGGCACCGCGCGGAACCCCGCCTCCGTTTTGGGCGTCGCCTGCCGGCGCAAGCGCCCGTTGTCGCTGACGAGGATCTCCTTGACGTACAGCAGGCGCTCTTCCTCGTTGAGGCAGTTGAGGCGCGCTCCCGCGACCTCGCCCGGGCGCATTGCTGTCTCATAGGCAAAATCGCGGAAGATCCGCTGGTAGTACTCGGGCAGCGCGGCATGGATGAGCTCGTACTGCGCGGCCGTCGGCGGCTTCAGGTCATCCGGGTGCTTCACCGGCTTCGTCGCCGTCATCGTCAGGTGCACGGCCGGGTTGCTGCTGATGCGCTCCCCGTCCTTGATGGCCGCGTCGAGGAGCGACAGCAGCAGCTCCTTCACCTTCTTCTGCGTCTCCCACCCCGGCACAGTGCTGAGCCAGCGTTGAAGGGCCATGTACTCCAGATCGATCAGCCGGTAGTCACCCCACGCAGGCTGAATGTGCTTGCGCCACAGGCCGAGCTTGCGGTTCCTGGTGGTGGTACGGAGCTTCTTCTGCTCGACCTCCCAGAACTCGTCCCACCACTTGCCGAGCTTGATCTTGCCGCGCTCCGGGTCGCGGTACGTCCGCTCACGGACCTCGGTGCGGATCTTGTCGAGGAACGCCTCCGCGGCTTTCTTCCCGCCCTTGTCGATCGGGTAGTTCTTCGCCTTCTGGTTCCCGGCCGGGTCCCGGTACCGGGCCTGCCAGGACCCGACGCAGTCCCGGCGGGGCCGGCGGTCGCCGTGCTCGGTCGGGGGGAACTCGGTCAAGCAGAGGGGGCAGCCGCATGCCTTGCTGCGGACCTGCCTCGGGTTGTTCTGTGCCCTACGAGGCATGACGCCTCGCCTTCGCCTGTGGGGCGTGGTGGCTACGCTCCATGGTTGATCACCTGCTCGCTCCTTCGCTGCTCAGGTACGCGAGGGAGCAAGTCGATGGGCTCCCCGCACCAGCAGACTGCACCCAACTCGGGCTGCAGCACTGCGAGTTCGGCCATGATGGCGCGCACGACGGTGACGCAGCGTTCGTGACTGAGGATGCGGGGGAGGGTGATCGTCCGGTTGTCAGCGTCGAAGACGCGAGCCTCGGAACGAGACGTGAATCGTACGTGGACGCACATGGATACCCCCGGACTTGCAGGCAAATAGGACCTGTTGCCGAAGGGGGAGGGCATCGGCCGTGCGAACGACCGTACCCCCAGTTGGGGGAATAATCGACCATTGGTGAGCGTGTTGTTGCTCAAACATTACGGTGAGTGAGCGATGCATTTATGCAGAGACTCACGAACCACACGCAGGGTTGTACGGCGCCCGCTACGACTTCGCCGAGCGGCCCTCGTTGGTCTCGTTCCACTCATTCAGCGCGCGTAGCTGCGCCTCCTGCGCGTGCTGCTGCTCCGCCGTAAGGCCCCGGATGAGGTTGAGGATCCGCTCTTCAGCGTCGGGGCCGAGGTCGCCGGGGGTCACCCGGTCGGTCGCCGCGAAGAGCTCCGCCTCGGTGAACTTGGGGAACGCCTTCGCGAGGGCGCGCAGTGCGGCCGGCCGAGGCTTCCGCTTGCGGTTCACCCAGAAGTTCACGGTGGACACGTGCACGTCGATTGCGTCACCGATCTGCTTCTCGGTGACGTTGTACTCCTGCTTCAGCCGCTTGAGGAGCTGGGGAAAGTCCTCGGCGGGGCGGGGTTCGGCGTTGTCCACAGGGCAAGATTCCCGCACCGGTTCTACTTTTTGCAAGCGAAAGTAGAAGCGTGGCGCAAAGCTATTCAGTGCGCGACCTCCCCGTCACGCGCTGTGTTACCGAGTCATATGACAGCAGCCTAGAACAAGCTTTCGACTGACGCACCCCCACGAAGCCACTCGGCGAATCTCGGCGAGACTCGTTGACATCGTTCGACTTCGACTGTAGAAATGTCACATCACCCCGGAAGCGGGGAGACCAACAACACCACCTGGCACGGGGTACACATGCCGAAACTCAGCCGCAAGGGCGAAGGCCAGCCACTCAGAGCCGCCATGGAGCGAGCCGGACTCACCGGTCCCGAACTCGCCGAGGCGACAAAGGAGGTCGACCCCGCCGGACGGGGCATCAGCCCCGCCACCGTCGGACGCATCGCCGGACGCGGCAAGACCGCTCGCAACACCTGCCAGCTGAGCACCGCCTGGTTCGTCGCCGAAGCACTCCACCGGAGGACGAACGCCCCCCTCCAGGACCTCTTTTCCATGCCCCCACATTCGACTTCGACAATCGAAAGGTCAAGGTCCGATGCCGAAGAAGACTGACCGCCGCGTCCCCCTCCCGGCCGGCCTCATCCCCCTCCTCGACCAGCAGCAGCTGGAGACGTACTACGACGTCTCCGACTGGCAGGTCCTCCAGTGGATCAAGCAGGGGATGCCCGTCGAGCCGTTCGCCGGCCGTGGTCGTCGGTTCGACCTCGCCAAGTGCGCCGCGTGGCATGCCGCAAACGCATCGCCGGACGCGGGCCGCGTCGCGCAGCTCGCTTCCGCGGGCTGACTGCTCCCCCAAAGAAAGTCGGGGCCGCCCGGACGGCCAGGTCCAGGAAGCCCCTCGGCACACCTCAACCAGTCAGAAAGAAGAGGTCCCCGTGACCACAGTTTCGCAGACCCTCGACTCGGGTCAGATCAGAGTCCTCCCCCTGCACGAGGCGCCGCAGGCGTTCGTCGACAAGGAAGGGGACGTGTGGGTGCCGAACGGGCACACCGCGTCGGGTGAGCTGCTGCTCGCTTGCCCGCAGCCGCAGAACCCGGAGGACGCGGGTGAGGGCGAGTCGTTCGCGTGGACGCTGCGGTTGGTTGAGGCGGGTTTCGGTCCGCTGACGGTTCGTTCGGCGGTGGCCCTGTGAGCGCGCCGCTGGTGGTGAACACGTCGGACGGGACGGTGTGGCTGCGTCGTGCTGCGACGCGTGGCGGGCTGGCCTTGTATGCGCCGCAGGATGTGTGCCGGTGCCCGGAGTTCGTGATGGCGACGGAGGCTGAGCTCGCGGAGCACGGGATCACGGGGTCGGCGGATGTGCTGCCGATGCCGGTCGGTCCGGTGGTGCGGTCGGAGTTGGATCAGGCTCGCGACGACGTCGTGGGGGCGTGCCTGGCGCGTTGGGAAGAGGAGCAGGACAACGCGCGGTTGCGGCTCGCGCTGAAGTCGGCTCAGCGCCGGGCTCTGCGCCGTCTGCCTCACGAGCGTGAGGGACTGATCTTCCGCCTGGAGCAAGACAACAAGCAGCTGCACGCGTTCGTCGAGATCGCGAACGAGGCGGCTCGTGTCCAGCGTGAGGCGTGGGAGGGCGCGCAGGACGAGTTGGAGCGGCTGCGGGCCAGGGTGGACGAGCTGGAGGCTGAGCGGCACTCGACGAACGATGCGCTCGCGGACATCACCGTGGCGGAGAGGTCGGCGGACAAGCTGACCGCGCTGTTCGCCCCGACGCAGGTCCTCCGTGAAGAGTCTTACGCCGAGGCCGTGCCGACCCGGGTGCAGGCGATGCGGGCTCTGCTGGACGGCCAGCGTGCCGCGGTCGAGGACCCGCATGACGGGCCGTTGCACCACTCGTACCGCGTGCCCCGGGACCTGCCCGAGATGGGCAGCCGCTGATGGCCGCGGTCTACGACTCGACGAAGCACCTCCAGGGCTACGGCCGTCAGGACACCGTGACCGGGATGCTGCACGGCCACGTCCGCTGGCCCAACGGAACCGCGCCGACTCCGTTCGGCTGCCGCTGGTGCGGTACCGAGCAGGGCGGCCACGGCCGCAGGTGGATGCCCGGTCGAGGCATCCACGCCTGGGAGCAGCCGACGCAGGAGCAGATCAAGGCGCGGATGCTTGCCCGTCGCACGGCCCGCAAGGCGGGTGCCTGATGTACGACACCCACACCCCGGCCGAGTGGCTCGCGTTCCTCTCCCTCGGCCTCTCCCTCACCTCGGCTGCTGCGAGCCCGGTCCTGCTCCTCGTCGACGCGGACCACTTCGCGTGGCCGGACTGCCGGCCGCTGCTGGAGTCCCGCGCCGGTGACTGGCTGCTTGTCGAGGTGGTCACCGCGAAGGCCGCACTGCGGGATGCCGCGCTGTCGGCGGCCGCGCTCCTCATGCTCCTCACCGCTCCGAAGAAGGGCGCACTCCGATGACAGACCGCATGTCCCTCGTCGAGCTCGCTGAGACCGTCTACGCCGAGTACACCGACGCCTCGCAGGAAGAGTCCGACCAGCGGTTCGAGGAGGCGAGCGAGAACTTCATCACCGCTGCCCGCCTCACGGCCAAGACCCGCTTCGGAGACGCAGCCGACGCACTGAACTGGACCTACACGCTCCCGGATGACCTGCCGCAGGGAATCGAGGAGGCCGTTGCCGCGCTCGCCCCGGGCCGCCCGGAGTACCTGCGCTACCGGTACGACCACGACGGCGAGAACCCGTCATTCGAGCTGGTCCAGCCGTGCAGCGCGTGCGGCCACGAGCGCATCAACGAGGTCACCGGCCTGACCAAGCTCGGCGAGCTGCTCGCCGCGAAGGGCGGCGACCGATGAACCACTCCTCGAAGCCCGGGCTGTCGTTCAGCCTCGGCGCCAACCACCTCCACGGGGTCCTCCGCGTCGACCAGATCCGCACCGACACCCTCATGACCCTCGTCGCCGGATGGGGCGACGAAGACACCCGCGACGACGTGATCGCCGCACTCGACGAACTCGCCGCAGTCGTCACCGGAGTGGCCCGCGAAGGCGAACTCGACGCGGCGATCGAGCAGGTCGAGGACGTCGCCTCGATGGACACCGCGCAGGTCGAAGTCCGCATGCCGGATGTCCGCCGCCTGCTGGCCGAGCTCGGCGAGGCGGCCCGGGTCCTGTTCCGGTTCGGGTCGAAGGGCGCGTCGGAGATCCGGCACCCGGCGATGCGGGCGACGCGTGTACACCTCGCGAAGAGCCCGCTGGAGCAGTCGGATCGGCGGTCGGCATGAGTGCCCGCCGTCAGATCATCGCCGCACTGTCCGAGGACAGCCTCGGCGGAATCGCCACCCTCCACGACGTCGACAACGCCACCCAGCTCGCCGATGCGCACCGCGTCGAGACGCTCGCCGAGGTCACCACGTGGCTCGTCAAGAAAGCCCGCGAGTTCCGGTCACTCGGCACCCGCAAGGGCCAGGCGCAGGCCAACGCGGTCGCCGCCATGGCCTCAAAGATCAGCCGTGGTGCGGTCCGACCGGACAACACGCTGATGCTGCCCGATCCCGGGTTCTTCGAGGTCGACCGCACCTATGCCGCAGAGCGGTGGCAATTCCAGTGCCTCGCCGTGACCAGCCACCCGCGCACAGGAGAGGCCCGCGCGATCGGCTGGTACACGAGCAAGACCGGGCTGCCGTCGGTCGAGGCGCTCAACCCGGACGACTGGGAGCACGGCGGCTGGGCCGAGGTCACCGAGGACGGTGACCGCTCATGAGCCTCCGCCTCGCCATCCACTGGACCACCGTCACCACCGCTGCCGCCATCACCAGCACCGCCGCAGCAATCCCCTTCACCGGGACCGCCGCATCCGCCGCCGGCACCCTCGCCGCCGCCGCGGTCTGCCTCATCGGCATCGCACTCGCACCCGCCACCGTCCGGAAGGACCGCACGTGAGCACCACCGCGCAGGCCGGGGCCACCACCGCCCCGGCCGCCGGCCGCCGCCGCAAGGCCGCGGCCCCCGCACCCACCGGGCCCGACCGAATCCCCCAGCCCTCCCAAGGCTGGTACCGCGTCCCCGGCACCGACATCAAACTCCGCCGCGTCACCACCATCCTCAACGGCGGATACCCCAAGCCCGAACTCGTCTTCTGGTCCGCGAACCTCACCGCACAGGACGCCTTCGCCACTCTGCCCCGCCTCGTCTCGGCCTCCCTGTATCCGGCCGAGAAGGAAGCGGCCTACGACTGGCTCCGCAAGGGCCACATCCGCAAGAAGGAAGAACGCGGCGACATCGGCACCGCCGCCCACACCCTCGTCGAGTCGCACGTCCTCGGCACCCCCCTGCCCGAAGAGCTCCTGAACGAGCCGGAGATGGCGCCCTACCTCGACAACTTCCTCCGCTTCGTCGCCGAGTGGGAGGTCGAGTTTGAGGCCTCCGAGATGACCGTCGGGAACTTCGGCCACGGTTACGCCGGGAAGCTCGACTACCTGTTCCGCTCCCGCCTGATCGCTGCCGCGTTGAAGGTGCCCGCCGACACGCTGTTCCTCGGCGACACCAAAACAGGCGGGGAGCTCGACGAGAAGGGCGTCTACCCGGAGGCCGGGTTGCAGATGTCCGCCTACCGCAGCGCCGAAGTCGGATGGCTGCGGGATGGCACGCAGATCCCCATGCCGAAGATCCACGACGTCGGGATCGTCCTGCACCTGCGGCCCGAGGGCTATCGGCCCATGCCGCTGAAGTGCGGCGACGACGTGTTCGCCGCCTTCCT